CACTGGTATCGGTCTTGCTTGGGTTGGAGCAGCAANNGGTTNCTAAGGTNNTTGANNNNCTANGCCTGAAACCTGAAAATGTCCTAGTGTTCGGAGATGGACTCAACGATATTGAGTTATTCGATTATGCAGGAATTAGTATCGCTATGGGGCATTCGCATCCAGAACTGCAAAAGCATGCAGATTATATCACAAAAAAAGTAGAAGAAGATGGCATTTTTGATGCCTTGGAGAAATTAGGTATGGTAGAAAAAGAAAAATATTTCCCGCAATTAGATTTGGAAAATGTTACAGGACCAGTTGCGCATATCAAGACTAACCATGGTAAGTTAACAGTAAAACTCTTTCCTGAAATTGCACCCAAAACTGTAGCAAATTTCGTAGCTCTTTCTAAAGATGGCTATTATGACGGGATTATCTTTCATCGTATTATCAAAGACTTTATGATTCAAGGTGGCGATCCAACCGGAACAGGTATGGGTGGTGAATCTATTTATGGTACTGCGTTTGAAGATGAATTTTCAATGGAAGCTTTTAATCTCAGAGGAGCCTTGTCAATGGCCAATGCAGGACCAAATACAAATGGAAGCCAATTCTTTATCGTTCAAAACCAAAATTTCCCATACAATGCGAAAGAATTAGAACGAGGCGGTTGGCCTAAAGAAGTTGCAGAAGCCTATGTCAAAAATGGCGGGACACCACATCTGGATCAACGCCACACAGTGTTTGGTCATCTAGTTGATGAAGAATCCTTCGTCGTCTTGGATGCTATCGCAGCGGTTGCAACAGATTCAGCAGATCGTCCACATGAAGATGTTGTAATTGAGACCATCGAAATAGAGGATTAAGATGAAAATCGGAGATAAACTCAAGGGGACGGTAACGGGTATTCAACCGTATGGAGCCTTTGTACAATTAGAGAATGGGACGACGGGCCTAATCCATATCTCGGAAATCAAAACAGGTTTTGTTGATAATATTTATGATCATTTAAAATTGGGGCAAGAGGTTTTGGTACAGGTAGTTGACTTTGATGAATATACTGAAAAGGCTAGTTTATCAATCCGGACCTTGGAAGAAGAACAACAAAAAATTCCGCGTCATCATCGTTTTACAAATGAACGGAATAAAATTGGTTTTTCCCCTTTAGCAAAACAACTTCCGAAATGGATTGAGGAAGCTAAAGGCTATCTCAAAGAACACAAAGAAAAGAAGGTATAGGATGCATTCCTAACCTTCTTTCTTTTTTAATCATTGAACTCATAAAGAGCTGTTGACAAGTAACGTTCTCCGTTATCAGGTAAGATTGCCAACACTTTTTTTCCAGTTCCCAACTCCTTAGCGACTTCGATAGCAGCGTGAATTGCTGCACCTGAAGAAATACCAACTAAGAATCCTTCTTTTCCACCGATAGCACGACCTGTAGCTAAGGCATCATCGGATTTGACACGAATAATGCCATCATAGGCGCTAGTGTCCAAAGTATCTGGAATAAAACCTGCCGAAATACCTTGGATCTTGTGCGGACCAGGTGCTTCACCAGATAAGACAGCTGATTCATCAGCTTCGACAGCATAGATAGCAATATCTGGATTTGCTGTCTTCAAAACATGCGAAACACCTGAAACGGTACCACCAGTACCAACGCCAGATACAAAGGCATCTAAACCAGTTGTTCCAAAGTCTTCCAAAATTTCCTGTCCTGTTGTATCTTCGTGAACTTTTGGATTGGATGGATTAGCAAACTGGAAAGGAACCCAGCCATTTTTTTCTTCAGCAATCTCTTTTGCTTTGGCGATAGCCCCCTTCATCCCTTCGCTACCAGGAGTCAAGACAAGCTCAGCTCCATAAGCTTGGATAATCTTACGACGCTCAACACTCATAGTTTCAGGCATGACGATAATCACCTTATAACCTTTTGCTGCTCCAACCCAAGCAAGACCGATACCAGTGTTACCACTTGTTGGCTCAACAATAGTATCTCCAGGTTTGATTGTACCAGCCTTCTCAGCATCTTCAATCATAGCCAAGGCGATCCGGTCTTTTACAGAAGATCCTGGGTTAAAGGCCTCTAATTTCACATAGACTTCCGCTGCCCCCTCTGGAACGATATTATTGAGTTTAATAACAGGTGTTTTTCCAACTAATTGAGTAATGTTTTGATAAATAGCCATATGGCACCTCCAAATAATGTTATTATACATTATATAGTAGAAAGTCAAAAAAGGATAATATAAAAAAACTATCTCGCCGTTAAGAAAAAGCTATACCCAGCCAATCATGGTATTTATGTAACAACTTGAAAACGTTGATACTACTAGCTTTTTGAAAAAATGTTTATTGTTGATATTGTCATAACTTGGTGTAGTTGTCGGGGAATTGTCGGGAAGAAGTCGGGGAAAATTATAGAACTTTCTTGTCAAATAGATCGGTAACATTATGTGCTCGTTCTTCTTTGATGTGAGTATATTGTTTGGTTGTTTGAAGGCTTGCATGACCCAGGAAGTGCATGACATCTTCTGGTCTGGCTCCAGCAATAAGGGATTGAGTGGTAAAGAAGTGACGCATAATGTGTGGAGTGATATAGATACCACATTCCTCACTTACTCGTTTAAAAATTTTGTTTAAAAAAGCAGGTCTTTCCAAATAGTATTTATTATTCTTTATTCGGATGCTCAGGTAATCCTTTTCCTGCTTAACAATGACGTCTGCTTTCTTTTTGACTTGTTTTGCTGTTTTCATGATCTGTAACAACAGCTCACTGCCTCTGTCATTTAAAACAACGTAACGCACAGAACTTTCTGTTTTTGTTCTTCCAGCACCATCTTTTGTCCTGTTGGAACGAGAGTCTCTTATATTTAAGACTGCTCGATTATTCGAATCGAAAGTAACGTCCATGAACCTGATACCACAGACTTCCCCGCGTCTAAGTCCAAAAATAGTCAGGTAGACAAATGCAAAATGTGTGGTCGATAGTAATTCTTCTGCGGTTTTTATCCATGTTTGAAAATCATCTATTTTTAACTCTTTATTAAGAGGTTCTAACTCTGATTCCCCAAGATAAATACCAGACAATTTATTTTGTCTAAGATTTCCATTTTTGACAGCATCGTTTAAAATGGAATTCAAAAGTCGATTACTGGTAAGCACACTATTTCTGCGGTACTGGCCAAGCATTTCTGCCAGATGTTCTTCATAATCGTTGCGATTTATTTTTTTTAGCGGGAGGTTTCCCCACTTTTCTTTTATCATGGTACGATAAATGCCTGCGTTAGTGTAGATGGATGTATCATTCCATTGACCTGTTTTTTCTTTCTTTGCTGAGTAGATTTCCCAGTATTCATTTAAAGTCAGTTCTAGGTTGACATCCATTTCATCATGATAAATTCTTTCTTCAATATCCCTTAGAATTCTCTGGGCGTCCTTCAAGCTTCGTAGTCCGCTCTTGCTAAATTCTTTCTTGTCGCCATTAACAAAGTATCCTCTGCGGACATAGTAACGCAATCCTTTTTGGGTTTCGTATGTAAAAATATTTGGGTATTTTGTTTTTGTATATTTCATTCTCTTTTCCTTTCTGTAAGACCAATCTGGACAAGGTTTTTTTGAAAGGATATTGGCATCACCTCCTTAAAGTGATATAATTAGAGTACGCAAAAAGTCCTGCTGAAAAGCTGGTCTTTGCTTATTGGACTACCCTACACTTCGGCTTTGGTCGGTTGGAAGTGTGGGGATTTTTTTATTTATCGACGTTTAAATATTAGTTGTTGTCGATTTTCAATTCCATTTTTCTTTCTAGGATACCTTCTTCTTCAGCCAGCGTAGTATCGTCTTCGGCGTTTATGTATAGTTTAGGAGCGTATGTGTATCCAAGGTCATAGCCGTTGTCAATAGCCCATTCTGTAAAGTAATTTTCTTTGGCTTGGAAGACGCTATCTGCTACTTTTTGGATACTAGTATTTGGTTCATATTTAAAATCCTGAGGCACAATTACATGAATGAGATTTTTTCCGTAATACTGCACTCTAACATTAATATCTACTCCATTGTCTGCAAGGGATTGATTGAGAGCGTTCATAAATGCTGTTGCAAAAGCTGCGTTAGATTCTTCGGTATATTCTGGACCGTCATTTTTTGTTGTCGGCTCTGTCGATTCCTCAGTTGACGAAGAAGCTTCTGTGGTACTACTTGTTGAAGTAGAAGTCTCTGTGCTACTTGTAGAGCTGATTGAAGGCGCAGTTGCTACTGTTGTTGAGGTGTTCTTTTGGTTGTTTAGCATTGCAGGTGTAATAAATATGCTTCCTAACAATCCAACTACAGCAAAAGCGATAGAGATGTTGCGTTTATTACTATCAGGTTTCTTTTTAGTAAAATACCAAACTGCTCCAAGACCACCTACAAATGCTACAGGCATTAACATTGCAGCAATTGCTACTACCAGCGCTATCGCAAAGATAATTAAAATTATTTTTACGAAGTTATTCTTCTTCATAAAACAACCTCCTGCCCGTTTTTCGTGCGGTGGGCGTGCACGTATTTTTAATTAACTAAGTTATTAAACTCCTCAATCACCATAGTCTCATTAACTATGGTTTTTAAGTCGTATTTTTCCATAAAGTGAACATAATTAAATTCTTTGACATCGTCCATCAAAGACAATTCTTCTTTGACCAGATAATGGATCATATTCCTATCCGCTTGTAATTCATACTGTTCACGTCTTCGGTCGTATTGTGCCGGGTCGTGATTTTCATGGCCCAATTCGTGGTAGATGACTTTCTTGTGTTGGATTTCGTCCAAATAGGCGTCAACCGCAATCATGTTCGCACGCTTGTTGTATATGCCTTTCTTGTCCGAATCTCTACCGTCAAAATAGACCAAATCAATTCCACGCTCTGCGCAGACTGATTCTGGTGTCATCATAGGCAATTATTCCTTATCTCTGTTTTTCATGCGAGTTTCGAGTATTGAGGCAATGAGGTCGATATCTTCATCATTGAGAGGCATGCCGTCATAAGACATGGACTCTGCCGCCATTTCCTTGAAATCGATTGTGGGAGTGGTGTCTTTTGTGGAAGTGTCACTAATTTTTCCATGAAGAATGTAGTCTGTGGAAGTATCTAGCATTTCAGCCAATAAAATTAGTTTTTTGCCAGTTGGCAAATTCACTCCGCTCTCCCATTTTGAAATTGTGCTTTGAGATTTGTAACCAAGTTGATTAGCTATGTCTAATTGCTCGAACCCTCTCATTTCTCTCAGCTCTCTAATTCTTTGCCCTACTTCAGGGTATTTTATCTTTGCATCAGCCATGGTTTTTACCTCTCTATTCATAGGTATATTATAAGCAAAAAGTGATTTTATATCAAGTGATTTTGTGCAAATACCAAAAAAAGATGAAAAAAAATCAAAAAAACGCTTGATAGATGATTTATAATCATGTATCATATAGTCAAGGTCAAGGAAATGACTTAAAATCATGTGAAAGGAGAACTGAATGGCAAAACCAAAAATCACAATTGCAGAACTTCGTGCAAAGAATAATAAGATGAGCCAGAAAGAACTTGCTTCAAAAATCGGTGTTGCTTATCAAACAATTGGAGCATGGGAAGATGACATTACAGTCATTAAAGGCGATAATCTATTAAAATTGTGCGAATTCTTTGGAGTAAGTTCGTCTGATTTACTTGGACGTTAATTTTTTAAAAAATACATGATTTTTTATCATGTAGAAACTACCCAACTAACAAACTAGAAAGGAGAAGGGATGGTTGAAAACTTGCTAGGGATTCCATGCGGACACAATCCAGTTGTTTTAGGTAGTGTGGTCGACGGAAATACCAAGATTTTCGGTGAAATCGTGACTGTGTTTAGTGGCGATATTATCTTCGGAAATTTGAAAAAATTGGATGTATACACGGAAGGTGAAATTTTAAAGTTATCTGATTTGTACGATAAGTATAAAGACTATATCTCGCCGAACGATAGTTTATATGTCGTTGTCACTAATGGCTTATCTGGAACTATTTACGATTGCGGACATACCAGACGTGGGATATGGCATATATTTGCAAAAACCGCAGGTTATGCCTGACACGCAAAAAAACCACTGCGGGAACAGTGGCTTACAAAATTAACTTACTCAAATTATAACACAGGAGGCTACTATGGACAAGATATTTGTTGAGTTGTCCGACTGGATAAAATCGATAATAAGAGACGTTGTAAACGAGATTTTACTGGAAAAAGACAACGACGATGGTTTCCCGGAAATGATGAACCGAAAGGATTGCATCAGATTTCTAAAGGTAGACGGGACCGTCTTTGATAAATATAGAAAATTACCGAATTTCCCCAAAGAACAAGAGGGAACAAAATGGAAGAAAAGAGCTATTAAAATTTGGCTTAGCGAAAAAGACTAAAAGACCAATCTGGACAAGGTCTGAAACGAGGAAAAAATTTATGACAGAAGCAATTATGACATTAAGTTTATTCGCAGTGCCTTTGCTGGCAGTAGGCATTGTGGAACATCGGAAGGCAGAGAAAAGACGGATGCACAAAGAGTTTGAAGAAATTCGTCGCAGAGACTACCTGTACGGCTTTAAGGCGGGCATGGGGTATCAGAGTACCTGTGACACCGAAAAAGCTCGTAACGGGCTAAAGAGAGACGCTCAGCAAGTAGATAAGGAGATGGCACGGTATGCAGGATAATCATACAACAATTGAAATCAGCGTTGAAGAATATATTCAACTTCGGAACAAGGTAAACGACTTGCAGACAGAAAATCGTTTTTTGAGAACGATTGTTGATTCTGTGGCGGTTGTGATGAAAAATAGTGGAATGGTGAGGTAGGAAGATGACACAAGCGGAACGCATTAGGGAATATTATAAACAACATCCAGCTGCTAGCTATGATGAAGTGGCTGAAGCACTCAAAACATCAAATAGTAATGTACGGGCGAACGTGTCCAAAGATATCAAGGCTGGACGGTGTGTCCGCTTGGAAGATAAGTCATTGGACTACTCGATGCACTACATCAAGAATGAAGCATTGGCAGACCTAATCAACTGGAAGAATGACACCAGGAGGGAGTGGGTTGATATGCTGACAAGAGCAGCAGAAAAAGAAACTGATAACAATACCATGCGATTGCTTATCAAGGAAGCTAATAAACTAATGAAAGAGGTAACGGAATAATGGCTAGTATTTATGAACTAACTGGAATCTTTAAGCAGATTGCAGAAATGGAAGGTATTGATGAAGAAACCAAGCTGGATACGCTTGAATCTATTGACTGGACGGAACAATTTGAAGAAAAGGTTGAAAACACCGTCAAGGTCATCAAGAATAAAGAAGCAGATGTGGATCAACTCAAAGAAGAAATCGACCGCTTAACCAAACGAAAAAAATCTATTGAAAATGACATCACACGACTCAAAACAGGGCTGCAAGGTGCATTTGAAATCACAGGGCATGACAAAATCAAAACATTGCTGTTTACTGTCAGCTTGGCCAATAATCAACCATCTGTGGTTGTAGATGAAGACCTGCTGCCTAAGAAATATTTTATTCAAACTTTGAAACCAGACAAAACAGCTATCAAAGAGTTGCTGAAAGCTGGTAAGAAGGTCAAGGGTGCAGTGTTGCAAGAGAGTAGAAGTTTGAGGATTAGATGATGGGAACATTATTTGAACAAAGGCCAAGATTTGAACAATTGTCAACACCAGGGTATAGGATTGCTTTAATGGCTAATGAATTAACTGACCTGTTCGGGATTAGCTTTAAGGAAGCCTTAAAATGTATTGAACTCGATCACAAAATAAATGACTATGACGTAAAAGATGGACAATTAGCTGGATTTGGGGAGTTGTTGAGAGACTACCTAGAGGTCAAACAAAATGAGAATCCTAGCAATTGATCCGTCAAGCAACAGAATTGAAACATCCACTACAGGAATTGTGCTGTTGGACAATGCCGGACTGGTCAGCTATTGGGTGGTCCCATTTGGTGCCAGAAATTTCAGTCGGTGGTTTCGTGAAGTTGGTCGTGACCTGGAATACGATGTTGTCATTGTAGAAGAATACCAGGTACGTGACAATGATTATTCTCGAGATAACTCAGTTGCTGAAACAGTGGAAGCTGTTCAAGCCTGCTTTCCAAACGTGGAACTCGTTCGCAACGCTGGCTATGTGTCAGATATTCCTGATCAGTTACTTAGGAAGCTTGGTCTTTGGACTTTTGACAAATCACATCATCAGGATGTGAGGGCTGCTGCTCGCTTGGCACTATTCTGGGCGCAGAGAAAAGACATCGAGGAGGTTATTCAAGACATTGGAAATCGAATTACGCAAATGGCAAGCTGAGGCCGTGAAACGAAGCGACCGCGATTGTCCTGGTATTTTTCTGGAAGGTCTTGGCGGTCGTGGGAAAACTATCTGTGCCTTTGAGATTGCAAAGCACAAGGGAGCCAAGAAGGTCTTGGTTCTGAACAATCGGCTGTCAATCCTGAATGGCTGGATTGACACTCACAACAAGCTCTATTCACAAGATTTTCGACTAGAAGCCATGACAGACAAGCGAATGCAGAATATCGTGGCAAACGGTGAGGTCCTGGAGTTTGATGTCTTAATCGTTGACGAGTGGCAGAATATGTCCAGTGAAGCTAACTATAAAGCTTACAAGAAAATCCGACGTGACTATTCAATCGGCTTGTCTGCAACTCCAATCCGAAAGAAAGGTCAAAACTTCTATCCGCTAGAAAAAACAATCTTTGGCCAGGCGGAGCCAAACAATAAATTTGATTGGCAGAAACAGCACGGCAAGATGAAGTATGACCGATTCAGTTATTCCAAAGAAAAGTGGGAAGACTTCCGTGACTATGAAAGTTATGTGTCAGGGTTGCCAAATTTCTTCCGTTGGGAAGAGATTGAGGAAATTGAGGGAGCTGAGGAAAACAATGGATTTGAAGTCATCTTTGAGCCGATGTGGTGCCTGCCAGCAAATCCAGAAGAACTTGATCAACTTCGACGGGTGAACATCGTCGGAAAGAATGGTAAGTATGCAATGGCCAAGCAGTCATTTGGCCGCAAGACTTTCGAGAGGTATCTGACTCAGACAGGATTTGAAGTTGATTTTCCGAAGCTTAAAGCGGTTAATGCAGATACACCAATGTTGCTTCAACTAGACATTCTCTTGGCCAAGCAATCGGAAATGTTAATTGTCAGCAAGTCCAAGCAGATCGTTGAGGTTATCTATGAACGGCACCCTGAAATCGGTATTTGGACCGGTGATAAGAAAGAAGGGCATGACAGGACCAATATGGTCGCCACTAGCCAAGTATTAGGAGTTGGGGTCGATGGGCTCCAGCACCGTTTTAAAACAATTGTAGTTCTGGATCCGTCCCAGCCTAGTGACGGAGATTACGATGACTATCGGCAACTTCTTTGGCGGATTACTGGTAGTCGTCAACAACACGACGTTAGGGTCGTAGAATTTTATTTTTAAAAAACAAAAGGAGCAAAAAAATGAAAATTTCAAACAAGTTAATCGTATTGCGTGAGAAAAAAATGGGTATTTTATGTCAGAAATCAAAAATAATCCCCATTCACTTGCAACGAAAGCAGGTCTTGTAGAAGAAATCCGTGGTGCCCTATCACTTCCATACGAGTATTATTTGAAACAAGAATCCGAAATTAAAGCTCTTGCGAAAATTCATGATTGTGAAATCATCTTGGTAGATGCTGAGTATACACTTACTTATCCTAATGGAGAAGAGGTTTCTAAAATTATTCCCAAAGAATCAAATTTATTTGATGATTTGATGGAAGCATTCAAACAACTTTAAGGAGAATACATGACAGTAAAAGAATCGCCAATATTTGCAACCCTGTGCAGTATTCAGACAGAGCTGGTTGCACCGAAAGGACAGTACAATTCTTTCGGAAAATACAACTATCGTAGTGCAGAGGATATTTTGGAAGCACTAAAGCCTTTACTCAAAAAGCATGATGCATCCCTGGTATTAAATGACGATATCGAACAGATTGGGGACCGCTACTATGTTCGTGCTACAGTAACATTATTTGCCTGCGGCAGTTCAATCAGTGCCCAAGCGTCAGCAAGGGAAGAAGATACAAAGAAAGGAATGGATGGCAGCCAGATCACCGGAACTGCATCCAGTTACGCTCGAAAATATGCTCTTAACGGCTTGTTTGCCATTGATGATAACAAGGACCCTGATACGGACGAATATGCGAACCAAACTGGAAAGCAAGCACAAGCTCAGAAGGCAGCACAAAGTAAGTCTACATCAAATCCGAAACAGAACCAGAACGCATCTGGCAGTGTTAAGTACATCACGGGAGCCCAGGCGAAGAAGCTACGTGAAGATATCAAGAATATTGCGGAGGCTTCAGGCGGTCCGGTTAATACCGTTGGAGTGTGGTTCATTGGCCAGCTGGGCGTGGATAAAATCGAAAGTATTCCAGCAGACCGCTTGAAAGAAGCACAGGATCTGATTGCAAAAACTAAGAAAGCGAAGGGAATGGAATAATGGGATTTACGGAACTTGGGCGAAAACGTCCAATCAAAATTCAAGGTGATACCTATGACGAAATCTTGATTTACAAATATAAAGGCGAAGTTTGGGGCGTATGTTATAAAGGCAGAGAGATTGATTGCGTTTATAATTACACGAAAGAAGACTTCTTTTACTCAAGAATTTGGGGTATGACTTTGAAAGAAATTGTTAAGAAAATCATTCAGCCATTAAAAAGAACTGAGCCAGGAATTTTTGCAATGATTGATTACGAATTGGTGAGAAAGGCCTTGAAGGTGGAAAAATTATGATTAACAATGTAGTACTAGTGGGACGCATGACTCGTGATGCAGAACTTCGTTACACTCCGTCAAACCAGGCGGTTGCGACTTTTACCTTGGCTGTCAATCGAAACTTCAAAAATCAAGATGGGGAGCGTGAAGCGGACTTTATCAACGTAGTCATTTGGCGTCAACAAGCTGAGAATTTGGCGAATTGGGCTAAGAAAGGTGCTCTGATTGGTGTTACAGGTCGCATTCAGACTCGTAGCTATGACAATCAACAAGGGCAACGTGTCTACGTTACTGAGGTAGTTGCAGAAAGTTTCCAACTCTTGGAAAGTCGTGGACAACAGTCGAATTCTCAAGACGGATCATTTGGAAATTCAAGTCCTATGGATATCCAAGACGAAGATTTGCCGTTCTAGGAGGTGCTAGATGGGTATGAAGAAAGCGGCTTTGGCTTATCAGAAAAAGGGCTTTTCGGTCATTCCTATAAGCCCTTCTAATAAGCAACCGATGATAAAATTTGCTGATAAACCAGCAATGACCGCACAGGAAATTGAAGATTTTTGGAGTCAGTATCCGGATAGTAATATTGCTGTCCGGACTGACAAATTCTTCGTAATCGACATCGACCTGCACGGAAAACATAATGGATATGAAAGTCTGGCCAACTGGGAACATCTCAACTTGATTACCCCGACTTTGCAAGCAAAAACTGCCAGCGGTGGCAAGCATATCTTTTACTTTAAGCATCCAGATGTTTCCATGACGCAGATGATTGGATTCCTACCTGGTGTCGATGTCAAAGCACATCCAAATAATTATGTTCTGGTCGCTCCATCAAAAACACCCAAAGGGGAGTATGCCTGGGACTTGGAAAAGTCGAAAGAAGGCGGGACCATGGTCACTGCTAGTCGAGCACTAGTCATGGCCATTAAGCAGGAGTATCTAAAAAAGAACAACCGAAGCGAACTTGATGACATTTATTATCAAATTCGGAATGGTGCAGGCAAGCGAAATCGGACCACGGAGGTCTTTGAAATGATTGTCAAAGGCTTTGGTGAGGAAGGTAGTCGAAACGATACGGCAGCCAAGTTTGCTGGAACATTATTGGCCAGAAGTGTTGATCCAAACTGTGTTTTGGAATTGGCACGGATTGCGAATAATAACTCTGCTGATCCGCTGAGTGACAGAGAGCTTAGTCGGACAGTAGATAGTATGGTACAGAAACACATGAGGGGAGGTGGCAGTGATTGGTGATGTTGTAAATATCTCTGTCAAGCAGTTTACTAGGACGAAGAAAAAGGTCTTGGATGAAAACGGAGAAAAGGTTGAGATTGATGCCATTGTGTCAGACAGTCCTCGAAACGTGCTGTTGGCCATGAAGAGTGATAACAAGCTCAATGACTTCCTCCGGCACAATGAATTTACTGGAGAACATGAGATTGTGGCCGATGTCAAATTGGATGCTATCAGCATGAGGAAAGGTCAGCTGCCCTCCGCATTTGAATCTTATCTCAGTGTTTACCTGGAAAATCATTTCAAGGTTGTGTTCAAGACCAGGGCTTTGCAAGATGGTATTGAGGCATTCTTTGCAGAAAAAACCTATAATCCTGTTCAGGAATACATGGAACATGCCTATGACAGTTGGGACCACAAGGAACGTCTGAATCAAGTCTTCCAGACCTGGCTAGGTGCTGAGGACAGCATCTATGTCCAGAAAATAGCGGAGATGTTTTTCGTCGGGGCTGTGTCCAAGGTCTTCAATCCATGGGTAAAGTTTGACTACACTCTAGACCTGGTCGGTGGGCAGGGTGCTGGTAAGACAACATTCCTGCAAAAGATCGCAGTTGACTGGTACACGGATTCTGCTAAGGATTTCATGGACAAGGACAACTACGAGATCATGCTAAAATCCCTGATTGTCAATGACGACGAGATGGTGGCTAGTAGGAAGACGACGTTTGATGAGCTCAAGGCTTTTGTGACCAAGACCGATTTGACATTCCGTAGGTCCTATGGTCGTCGTGCTGAAAAGTTTCCCAAAAACTTCGTGATTGCTCGGACCAGCAACAAGGTCGAGTATCTTGGTGATAAAACTGGTGAGCGTCGTTTCCTACCGATCTTGGTGGATGCAGCTAAACAATTCGTCAAGCCATTCGACATGACGGACAATGATGTCCTGCAGTTGTGGGGTGAGGCAGTTGCAATTTACAAAAAAGGCTTCACGTTGACCTTTGACGAAGACTTCGAGGATGAGCTGGCAGTCTATAAAGAACGCTTCACTTATCGCGATGAGGCAGAAAACCAAATCTATGATTATTTGGATATGCTGGTTCCGGAAGAATGGGAAAGCATGTCCGTAGTTCAACAGCATCAGTACACATGGGCTTATTTCAACAATGGTGTGTATCGGAATGATGCCGGTTTTATTTACGAAGGTGTCAAACCGCAAGAAAGTGTGTCATCGAAGCAGATCCTGAAGAATGTTTTTGACATCGATGTTGCCAAAGGAGATAAATTAGCTCGGAAGATTAAGCTGATCATGGACAACAACCAGGATTGGGAGTACAAAGTTAAGAAGGTAAATGGCAAAGCAATTCGAGGATATTTCCGGAAATAATATGCAGAAAAAGTGATGTAACCGAAAACGTGTTTTGATGTAACTTTTAGTCAAAAGGTTACATCAAGTTACATCAAGGTTACACCAATGATGTAACCGTTGAAAAACTCAATCGTATCAAGGGTTTAAAGGTGTTTTTTTAGAAAAAAATAAAAAAGTGGTGTAACCGCCCTAAACCCTTGGTAATATTGGGTTTATAAGTCATCTCTACTGTTAGTTACATCATTTATATAAATATTTAAGTTAATAAAATTAGCAAGTGCTATAAAGCCCGGTATAATAGGATTCTTGATTTTTATAAAAAAAGTTTTTAGAAAAGTGATGTAACCTTGTAACCGTGAAATTTTATGCAAAAGAATGAATAAAAAGGAGTAAAAATGACATATACAGTAACAGTATTATTTGATCACATGTTAGTTGATGAAACGCATTACTTTGAAAATGAAGCTGATGCTTTGAAATGTAAAGCAGGGCTGGAAGCTAGGTATCGAGGTCAGCGGTTGTACAGTGTGAAGATGGAGGAAGTTAAATGAAAGAAATTGATCCATTGGTTTTGGTGACTCTGTGTATTGTCATCGCTTTATTTGCAGCAGTGACAGAAGTAAAAGTATTGCGTGAACAAGTGAAAAGACTGGAAGAACGTGAAATGGTTATTATCCATAAAGTCGATAATGCGGGCGTGACTATGGTCGGAAAAGTCACAAGGAAGGATATTATTGACGGCAGGTACTATGTAGAAATCGGTGCCTACGGCAAATTCCTAGTCACAAAGGGTCAGTTTGAAACGATTAATATTGGTGATGATATTCCGGATTACCTACAAGGAAGGGGTAGTTGAGATGACAAAAACTCAAGAGCCTTGCTTGGCAAAAATAGGTAAATACTGGGAAAGAGCCGATTTTTTGGGAGTGTTTCAACATTCTGGGACAAATCTTATCTTTGGTCATCAATTTGCTGGACCAGTTGCTGTAGTTAGATTTAGAGGTAGACTGGTAAAAGTAGAGATTGAGAATATTGATTTTTGTGAGGTGGAAAATGAACAAGCGGCAACGTAAAAAGAAAATACTGAATGGATTGAGTACAGAAGAAAGATACCGTAGAACGCATTGCCCTGTTTGTAAAGAAAAAATCGGAGTATTTGACAAATATTTTAATACATACGGTTTTTGCTCTGAATATTGTGGCTATGAATACTATGGTATTTCAAGATTATAAAACTGAATAATGAAAGGATGGGATTGAAATGACACTATTTGATGAAGTACAGCAATTAAGTTCAGAAAGCTATGACAAGTGGTTTGAACGTTACTTTAAAAAATATGATTTGGAAAAAGTCATTAAGAAATCAGCTATGCAAGGGTATAGTGGCCATCTGATTAGTGTCTTAAAAGTTAAAGATGATTATACGAGACGAAGATTGGATGATGAAAGGACCCTTGAGAAAATCAAGGAATTGTTAGGAGATGGTTTCAAAGTAGAGTATCATTCGACCTATAGTAAAAATTTGTTTACTGGTGAAGATTTTATCACTAACAAGCAAATTCATATTTCATGGTAACAAAAAAGCCAAGGCACTCTCTGCCCAGGCTGTGGTTTCGCTATCAATATTATACCACAAAGGAGAAAGAGAGTGAACAAAGCTAAGGCTATATTAAAGGATTTGAGAAATTTAGATTTGTACATCGCTAGCTTGATTAGACGTCGTGAAAAAATCGAAGCCTCCTTACTATCTAGTCCAAAGTGGACAGCGGATAAAGTTTCGGGCGGAGCGAAAAAGAAGCAGGATGATGTCTACGTTGAATTGATGGCAACAGCAGATGATATTGAAGCAAAGACTGTCGAAGCAATTAAAAAACAGCGCGAACTACAGAGTATGATTGATGGTCTTAGTAATTCAGACTCTCAAACGGTACTCTCTATGGTCTATATAGATAAAATGAGCCCCTGGCAAGTAATGGATGCCCTTAATTGCAGTGAGTCCACCTATTACCGTATCCTACGTGTGGCAACAAGAGAGCTTAACGAAATGACAGTAAATGACAGAGATTTGCAAAAAATACAGTAATTGACAGTGCATGACAGTTTCAACGTGCTATTATTATATCATCAAGAAATTGAGAGGTGCTGTAATTATACGGTGCCTCTTTTGTTTGAGGTAACGATG